GTTCTAATTTTAGACTTTGATGGACTTGCAAATATAATATTATGTAGATTACGAATATTGATACCTGTAGAGAACGTTCCGTATGACGCAACAATGATAGCGTTTGATTCTAGTTCTGTGATTCTACGAACTTCTTCTCGCTCATCTACACCAACAGCACCATGGATAAAGAATATGGGTCTTTCATCTTGAATGGTGTCTTTAATCATATCATACAGTATTCTGCCGTGTTTGTCAACGAATTGATATAGTAAAAGTGTGTTGCCATTTAAACTCATTGTCAAATTACGAATGAATCGATTGCGTGATGGCTTCGATACAATATAATTTATCTCTTCTTGATATTTAAAATTTTTACATGCTTTGCACGATTCTTCATCATGTTTTAGAATCAATGCTTTAATTTTAAACTTAGCCAATCTACCACTATCAATCAATTCTTTTGTTGTGGTGATCTGCTTTACTCTACCAAATAAACCTTCTAATACAAGCCTATGTGTTTGTGTTCCGTCTAGCGTACCTGTCAGACCAAATCTATATTTGCAATCTGTCAGATTCGTTAAAATTTTTGTGAGTGACTGTGCTTTGAACAAATGCGCTTCATCGCCAATTACCAAATCAAATTGTGAGAACCACTCTTTAGGCATCTTGTAAATTGACTGCCAAGTAGAAATCACAATGGGTGCTTGTGTTGTTTTATCTGCACCAGCCATGATCTGATGAATATATTTATTGCTATCAAACCCATAGTCTTCGAAGTCTTTATACAACTGTGCGACAAGTGAAATTGTAGGAACAATTACAAGTGTCTTGCCCCAAAACCATCGCACTAGAAGATAGATGATGAGTGACTTGCCTGATGCAGTAGGCGAGAGAAGCATTGCTCTTCGATTACGAACCGAATGCACGAATGCTTTTACTTGATAATCTCTTGGCGCAAAAGGTATGCCTAGAGTGTCAATAAACTCCATAGCATCATTTAGAGAGAATTCATCCGCACCTTCAACGGATTCATCTAATTCAATTTCATATTCACGCTCTTGTGCGAAACGTTCTATGTGAGGTAGTAGTCCTGCATAGATTTGTCTTGTTTGATAATTGAATAGGCGAATCTTTCCATCCCAAATCTTGTTGCGAAAAGTGGGCATGAATTTATAACCTGGAACATAGAATGTAAAATATTCATTCAGTTCCATAGCATCGGATGATTCACATCTGATATGCAGATAAACCTCGTTTATCTTGGATACAAATAATTTATTGGACACCGTTAGTAAACTTTTTCCAGTCAATCGCATTCTTGATTTGGAAGTTTCTCTGATTAATATTCTTGATAACTTCTTCTAAGAATGCTAGTTTTTCTTTTTGATTGACAATCTTGACGCTTGACTGTATAATATCTTTGTCCGATTCCAAATACATATCAATTTCATTCTTCATCAATCGCTTCATGAAAGGTTCCCAATTCAGTTCATCAAGTTCTTCTTGGGATAACTTTCCGTTGTAATATTCATATTTCTTTAAATAAAGTTCCTTTGACTGAAATTCAATAGATTTCAGTTTACGTCTTTCTTCGAAATATAGTTTGAGATACTTTGCATGTAACTCTGGCACCTTCATAGAGGCTACCGCAAGTTCGGTAGTGTCAATAGGCGCGTCTTGTCTCCACTCTTCAATCAATTGATCTAATGTCATAATATCCTCACACGTTCATTGTTTCACACATAATAACATAACCTAGGCAAAATGTCAAGCCCTAGTCATATGATAGTATGTGTAATTGAATGTAACGGTAGAGGTTAAAAATTCTTGAGTTTCTGTAGTGGAGAACGTAATGTCTCCTAGATCATTTGGATACATTTCGTAGAACGTTGCCTTCCAATTCATATTGTTTGAGTTTGTTTTGATGAACAGAGTTCCATCGGAAGTTATGCTGGTGTTTGTGCCTGCTTCACCTGTCAGTCTTCCTCTCTTGTCTAAAGATGTAGGATTACCTAATTGAAACATCCAATCATAGATTTCATACCACGACTGCATGTTTTCATCAATGATGAATGAAAGTGTCAACTGTCCAAATGATAGTTGATTCCCAGGAATACTTAATTGCACGAACGGAGTATTAACTGTTGTAGACTGTAGTGCAAGAGAAGGTAAATTTACACTCTGCACCACGAAGGTGAAGTTAGGTATTCTATCTAATACAAAATCAAATTTGTTGTTTGATAGAAAACTCTTGTTTACTGGTACTGTGCTTAATGTTGTCATATAGCGAATCCTTTGATTATCTCATAGGTATTTATAAGACAAAAAAAGAGGGACCCGAAGGTCCCTCTTTGAAGTCCGATCTTTGTCGGCTCTATCGATTACATCAGGTTAGTGATGTTGATTCTGCGATAGTAAACGTTCTTGTTTGAGAACGAAATTGTACCGTCTGCGGCTGAAGTAGCAAATGGGTTTGCAACCATACCGTAACGAGTCTTGAAGCCGATCTTAGGCTGGAAAGTGTCCTGACCAACTGCACGAACCATCTGTAGAGGAACGTATGGGCAGTAGAACAGACCAGCGTCAAATGCGGAAGTACCCTTGTAGCCGATTGTGGCGTAGTGAACGCCAGAAGAAGCCGCGAAGTATGGATCGATATAAACCTTGATACGACCATTCAATACACCAGCGAATGTGTTACCAGTGTCATCAACTTGCAAGTTGTTTGCAAGTGCTGGAGTGTAATCAAGAACACCAGCCATTTGAAGTGCGGATGCAACGTCTGAAGAGCAGATCAGAACGTTACCCTTACCACGGCGAGTAGCCTTAGCAATAGCGTTAGATTCACGCTCCAATTGGAACATCAAACCTTTGAACTTCTCAACTGACCAACGACCGTTAGCATCAACGTCAAGGTTGAATGTACCAGCGGCCGATACGTTTTCTTGTGCGCCGATTGTAGCAGAGATGTTGATCTGACGAACAACTTCACGGTTAATTTCAGCAAGAATTTCTGTAGACAGAATGTTTGCAAGTTCTTGCTCTGCGTCAAGACCGTGAACAGCCTTAAGGTCTTGTGCAAGTTCCATTGTGTATTCTGCTTTCAAGGCACGGCTCTTAGCAGTAACAGCAACTTTCTCAATTGAGAATGCCATTTCTTTAAAGCCCTGACCAGAACCGTCACCAAGTGCTTCAGCCTGTGCAGTTGTGAAACCTGTACCAACTGTATACTCAGTACCACTTGATAGTGATGCTGGAGTAGAACCAGTCTGTGACTGTGCGTTAACTGGGAACGCTGTGTTTGCTTCGTTGAACAACGCTTCAGTACCGTCTTGTGCGCTGTAACGTGAACGCATTGCGAAGATCAGTCCTGTTGGACCTGTCATTGGCTGAACGCCGCAGATATCGTATGCGATTAGGTTAGGCGCGGCACGGCGAACCAGGCTGATAAGCACTGGATCGTAAATGTCGATATGACCATCACCTGCTGTTGAAGAAGATGAGCCCATTGAGTTAACTGGAGCGGCTTCTGACAGAAGGCTTGTTGGTGACTGATAACCACCAGATGAGGATTCGCGGCAAGCAATTTCTTGGTTCTCAAGAAGTTGAGCCGTAACTGAACGCTTGTGTGCATCTTTAATTGCACCAAGGTCAGGATGATCCAGAACTGGAGTCCATTTCTTTACGAGTTGATTTACATTCATGTTTCTCTCCTTTGAGTATTATTATCTGAGTTTATTTATAAAAACTTATTTCCTGAGGGTTCTAGAAATGTTCTTGACATAGTGTGTCATTACTGGAGAAAATTCTTCCTCTAGTGTATCTTCTGCTTCAAACTGATCTTTTGTTGGAGCAACATCTTGAGCCTTAGACTCTTCAAAATACTTCTTCTTTGTCAGATTTAGTTTTTCTTTGTAATCTTGTTCAGATACAAATTCGATGTTTTCAGCAAGAGATTTTAGTTTTGCAGACTGAACATCAGTCAGTCCTTCAGATACCTGTGCAAGAATTGTTTCTTTTTTGTAATTGCCAATCTGACCATTCAGATTAACGTTTTCTGTAACAACCTTATCCAACTCTCCTTCGAGTGTTTCTACTTTGGCTGCTAGTTCTTCAACCATGTCAACTTTTTCTTCAGGAATATCGATGTAATGTTCTACGAAAAGATTCTTTAATCCAGTCATGAAATCCTCAACGATTTCTGCTTTGATTCCTGATTCAATTGATAACTTGTTTTCTTCCATCCATTCGCTAACAACATACTCAAGGTATTCGTCAACTTTAGCAACTAAATTTTCATTAATTGCTGTAGTTTCTTCCTCAAGTTTTGTAGCGTATTCGGTGTCAAGTTTTTCAATCTGTTCATTTACCTTAGCAACAACTGCGGCTTCAAAAATAGCCTTAGCGTTTGCTCTGAATTCTTCAGAAAGATTCTCGCCAGAAAAAATCGCGTTGATATCTTCCGACACATCAACTTTGATTTCTTCATTTACAATTTCTTCAGAATGAAGTTCATCTTGATTGATGACCTCATCTTTTTTTGTAGCGTCAGTCATAATGCTTTCTCCTTATGCGTATTTAAAGATTTACTTACCTATATTTATAAAAAATTTATAGTTTAGAGAGGAAATCATTAAAGGTACGCAACATATTTTCTTCTAAATTTCGTTTTGAAGATTTTTTAATTGTCTCTTTGTATTGTGCGATATGCACTTCCTTTATGATTCCGTTTTCCCAAACCCACTCTTTATTCTCCATGATGCCTCTTACGAAAGCATCGGGCGCTGAAGGGTCGGCAACAATATCTGCCGCTGTGGCTAGATAAAAATCGTCCTTAACATATTTAACACCGTTCTTTTCTTCAAGTGTTCCCATGCCTCTTGTAGAAACGCCTAATACTGCGCCCTCCATCATGAGATTCTTAACGATGTTTCCGTAAGGTGTATCCATGATCTTTGCTTTACCCATAAAGTTGTTGCCGTCTTGACGCAACTCTTTAATCATGTGTGACACTCTTTCGAGATTAATTGTCGGACCTTCAGGATGTCCTAGTTCGCCGTATGCGCGATTTTTGTTTACATATTCTGTAATGTATCTATCTGCTTCTTTTTGAAGAACGCCAATGGGATAAACACGACCGTTTCGGTTCTTTTGTTCAGCCTGCATGAAAGGTCCTTCAATGTAGAACTGCTTTTTACCGCCTTCAGTTTCTTCGGTGATAATATTAATTTGTTCGTTAATTTCTGTAATTAGTTTCATTTGATCCCCGCAGACTTTCTTTTTCTTATTGACATTGCTCTTTTTCTAAGAATGCGTGACAGCAATGGTTGTCTTTTTCTTGCCGCTTTTCTTTGTGCCATCTTACGATGCATTCTCTCTTGAGAAGTCATACGCACTAATTTTCCGTCTTGAACTTTATATCCAGGTCGTAACGAAACAATTTTTCTTCTCTGAATTTTACCTGCACGAACGCGATTGACTTTGGCAATACTTGCCTCACCAACTTCAGATTCGGAAATAAATTCTTTAAATGATAACATACATATTAAGGCGTAAAACCATCATCAGTAGTTTCACGGCTTGTGTAACCAGCAGTTTTCTTGCCTTCGAGAATAACCGTATATGCGGCATTTGCTGTGAAGCCTGATGTAGATAACAGAATATCGCCATTTGTGTTTGCGGCGTTATTTGTAAGTGGACATTGACCTGATGTTGTTAGATCCCAATAACCTGAACCAGTCAATGTAACAATATCTGTATTTGATGATGCACCTCTCCACTTCAATGTAACTCTAGGCGACATTGTTGCAGATGTTCCTGATGCAACTGACCAGAAAATTTTATTGATCGACAAACGCTGTGAACTAGCGTCACCTGTTGACGCAATAAGTGAGTTTGCAGAAACTTTTACAACATCAATTTCTCCGGTGCTATCGGAAACGTTTGTGAGTTTTACTGCCCAATGTGAAGCAGTATCTCTAAGTGTTTGTGATGTTACTGTATCAGCCATATTATTCCACCGTCATTTCTTTAGCAAAATTTAAAAGTGCATCTGCATCTTCTTCTAATTTCATCATGAACAT